TATTGTAACGTGCCGTTAGAATATTGATAATGGCGATGGTTGATGAGAAAAACGTTACTAAGACAGAGGAACGTAAATCAAATATCATCTTGGCTAAATCATAAATTAGGGGGTTATTATGAAAGACAAATGTGAATGTGTTTTTGAGGAAGGAAGCGTCGTTGAGGTAGATAATTTAGATAAACCTATATGTCCAGATTGTGGTAAGCCAATGTTACATACGGAGAACCAACAAGGCGTATTGAAAAGAGTGGAAGTGGTTAAGAAGTTTTTTATTATAGGAGATAAATCAATATCGGAACTTGACCAACTTAAAGTTGATATGGCTGTCATGGAAACAAAGCTAAGTGACCTAAGAAATGATCTTATAAATAGGATTATGCAAGTGTAAATGATTAGACTACTTGACAAGATTATCTATATTTGATATATATATGGAGAAGTTAAAAAAGCTAATGGAAATGATAAAACGATTGTATGGTGAGAAGTATTACGGCAAACTTATTATCACATTTACCGACGGTGTTCCAGTACATACCAAGAGGGAGATTGGCGAAAGATTATGAATTAAATTAAGTTAGGGTATTAGAAAAACTAAGCCTCATTCAAGTAGAAGATTCTATTTGAGTGGGGCTTTTTTTATTTTATAGGAGGTATTTATGAATTACGAAGTGGACATACGTTTCAAGAGAAAAGTATCAGAAAAGGACTTGCCAGAAGTTATCAAGAAACTATCGGCTACGAAAATAGACGGGTTTGAGGCTGGCGAAATATCAACCCATAAATCATATGAGAATGATACGGTAGGGCAATCACTAATGCCCGTTAGAATAGTTAAGAAGAAGAAATCTAAAAAAGTTAGAAGCACGGAGGTAACAAAATGAAGAAAGTTGTTAAGCGTAAAAGAAGAAAAAGAAAAGTTGTTAAAAAAGCAGTTAAGAAAAGTTTTACTAAGGTTGCAAAAGTATCAGATATAGAAATCAATCCTACACCAGTTGTTGAGAAACCACAGCTATCGTCAGAGCAGTTTGTGCCAAAGAGAAACGTCGAAAGTTTCATAGCAATGGGATATAAAGAGGCTAAAGTTGATGACAACACAGGCTTTAGTGTACCCACAGAGGTCAGAGATAGTTATATAAATTCAGTTAAGAGGGGAGAAAATGTCTATATGGTGAAATAATATGGCTACGGAGAATATAGAAGAAAAGACAGTCGTTCGGTCTGAAACCCCGGATGATGCTAAAGAGGCATTTTACGCTGAACCGCAACAGGATGTAGCCGAGATAGGCGTTGAGGCTATGAAAAAGCTCACCGATGACATCTATGATGCTATTAAGGGCGCTTTGGGTGATATGTCAGGGCTTATAAGTCATTTGAGTGATTGGGATAGGAAATATGACAACGATAAAGATGATCCCGATGAAGAGTGCAGAGTAATGTTCATATCCCTATGTTTTCAATCAAGATAGATGGACTTGTCAGCAGATTCAAGAAGATGCTTTCTTCTATCAGGCCATTTTATAAACTCAAAAGTGAAGTCCTCGACCCAGACAAACTACTCTTAATCAACAATTGGTATCAGGACTTGATAGAAAAGAAGATGAATTTCAAAAAGATTGTCAATGATATATGTTTCAATGCTTCAAAGCAGAAAACCGGAGTAGGTATTTTAACTTGGGAGAAGAAAATCACTAAGCGAAAAAGGGTAGACGTATTCCAATCAGAGAAAGAATTCAAGGAAGTTTACCCGAGTGCTAAATTAGCAGGGTGTGATGATGATACATATAATGGGATATTGAGTAATATCAAGGAAAATGGCGGTGACAAAGTACAGATTGACTATAATCATATAGAGCAACATCCTGCATTAAAAGTAGTACAGCGTGAGAACTTTATATTGTGTCCGGCCAATGCTATGGAATTGTCATTTGATGAAATAGACGGATATTGGATTAGGACGGATTTTTCTTGGAATGATTTACAGAACGGAGTTAATGCCAAGAAGTATAAGCAGTCTGATATTGAGGCTATTAAAGACCATTTGACAGATAAGAAGGAAACAACGCTAAAAACAGAGCAAGATGGCAGAATAGGCGTTATCCCCTCCCAATATAAAACAAAGCGATTTGAGGCATATGTGGGCGTGTGGAAGTATGATTCTGATGGTGACGGCATAGCAGAGCCACATATTGTTACATATCTCTATGAAGAAAAGAAGATACTCCGTATTGCGCCTTATCCTTACTGGCATAATGACCCGTATGCTATTGACTTCAAGATAAAATCTAAGCCGAATGTATTTGACGGCATATCAATATCAGAACGGGTTGAGGATTTGAACGATGATACAGACACTATGCACAATCAGAGAAATGATGCGTGGTCGCAATCAATTGGTAAACAGTATTTAGTCAAGAGGGGTACTACCGTAATTCCTGACCCCAGAGAGCATACGCCACAGCCGAGAGATGTATTCGAGGTTGATAATATGACAGATATGATGGAGTTTAATAAAGTACCCTCCGGCGTTCCTAACTTCATACAGGAGGAGAATCTAAACATTAAGTATTTAGACTTATCAACGGGTCTTTCAGAGGGGTTGAGTGGTAGGGAATCTCCTACAGACCCACACGCTCCTGCGGCTAAAATGGCTATGCAGAGAGCCGATGCAGGAATAATCATAGGTGATTATGTTGATTCACTTCGTGACGGTTTCTCAAGATTAGGCACTCAAGTAATGTGGCTAGAGTATCAGTATGGGCCGGATGAATACCATGACGCAAATGGTAATGTAATATTCACCAAGCAGGATATAAACCCCGAAAATCTAAGATTAAAGGTATATGCTATTGATGAAAGTATAAATCAGGCCGTAGATCAACAGGAATCGCTATTCCTATTACAAACGCTTGGCGGATTACCTTTATTCCAACAGAATCCAAATGCACAGAGGGCAGTCGTAGATAAACTTTTGACTGCTTATAATATAGGTGTAGAAGAAAAGAATAAAATCAACCCCACGGAAGAGGAGTTGAAAGAACAGCAAACACAGGTAGTTATGGAAGCTATGAGAAGGAAAGAGCAAGAGGACGCTGCCGCAGAGCAGGAACAGCAGACCGCCGTGGTAGAAGAGATTGCACAAGAATTGGAGGCAGAAGATGGCAAAGAAACAAATCAAGAATGATAATGTGACCGCTGCAATAAAGCGTGGTGAGGTAGCATCAAGGCTATTAGATAATAGAGACTTCCAAGAGTTTTTGGAGTGGTTGAAATATAAGAAGAATAATTATGCTAAGTCCAAAAAGGCAATTAAGAATATGCAGAAGGTAGAGACAACTATAATGCCTGATGGGGGAAAAAGCGTAACATATAAATCAATGACCTTAGAAGAACAGTTTGTGTTTCTAAGGGGTGTAGAGGAATATATAGACGCTCTTGACGCGGTGATTGGACTAGCGGACAAGAATCGTGAGACAGGACATAGATATAGAGATGAAAGAAAGAAAATGGAAATCCCATCGAGTTCGTCAAGCTCGTGAAACTTTGATGTAGGGGGAAGAAATGGAAGATGTAGAAAAAGTGGAAGATGTGGCAGTAGAGACCGAAGTAGCTTTAACAGACAAAGAACAGTTTGAAAAAGATGCGGCTGAAGAATCCGAGAGAGAGGAATCCCCACAGTCAGGGGTAATTGACAGTAATCCCGAATCGGAAGAAGAGCAAGAAGTGCAAGTAGAGGAAGAAGAGCCAGCAGAGGAGCTTGATTCTGAAAAGTATGATGAAGGTGGTGTTCCGTGGAAAAATAGGGCAATGGAATCTGAAAGGAAACGGTTAAAACTCCTTGAGGATAAAGAAGAGAATGTTGCCCCTATAGAACAAGCTCCGGCATTAAGTGATGAAGAATACTACGAGAAGATAGCAGAGAATACTAAACTCTCCGTAGACGAAGTTCCCGGCATACTTGCTTTGATAAATTCGGCAGTTGTAAATGCGACTAAACCACTTCAGGACGAATTGAAAGGTCTAAGATTTGGAGGGCTAAAAGATACGGCATTTAAGGCTGTTTCGGAAGGCAAGGAAGATTTTTCAAATTTATCCGGAAAGATTAACAAAGAGCTGGAAAGTTTATCGCCAGCAACAAAGGCAGACCCTAAGTTGCTACAGGCAGAAACAGAGAAAGCATACTGGATTGTGAAGGGCAAAGAGGCTTCGGGAGTATTAGAGAAAACCGAAAAGCGGATAAAGGCTAATATTGTAAAAGGAGAGAAGATAGTATCTTCCCAACCCGATAAGATAAAACCCTCACGAACAATAATTAAAAAAGTTAAGGCAACCTCTGACGAAGTAATGATTGCCGGACGTATGGGAATACCAATAGAGGAGTATATGGAAGCCAAAGGAAAGATGAAAGATGGTAAGAGGAGCGTTGCATGAGTAAGGAATATATATTCCCACCTAGCAGACCTACGCCGTCTTCTAAGGGTTCGACAAAATTCAGGGAGAAGATAAGAAATCCTGAAGAAGAGGATGTTGAAACCCAACTCCGTTGCCTTCAATGTGGCTTTATCAATAAGGTAAGTGTAACAAAGTGCGCTGTTTGTGAAGCTGAAAATTGGAGGGGTGATTATGTTTAAACTACCATTTAATTTGCGTTCTACGCTGAATGGGACATTAAAATGTCCTACGTGTGGAAGTTTGAAGATAAAGAAGTGGGAACATTTAGGCCCGTACATAACCAGATGGAAATGTACAAAATGTGGCTTTTATTTTCGCTACGACAGAACTCCAATGAATCCCGGATATAGTCCGTACAATTCGTTTAAAAGAGGTTTGAAAAATATGGAAATATTGAAGCGAAGTTAATACGGTAATCCGTGTTTACTTTATATTAGGGTAATCCCTAAGAAAGGAGATAAAATGAGGTTTTATTACGATTTAGTTGGTGCTGAAGTAATAGTAAGAGATGTTCCTATGTATGACGCGGCAAGTATTGCTAATGGCGAGCTTGTAATGTTGGGGAATACAGATCCCGACAGCAACGGAGACCACGGGACAGCATTCCAGACGGCTTATGAAAGTTCGCAGGCCACTTCTGCAGTAGATGCCCTTGGTGTTTGTCAAGAAGATATAACTTGTACGGATTTGCCGGATGTGGCTACAGAGGCCGGGTCTTACGGTAAATGTATAGTTAATCCGTTTGCAGTGTATCTTGCAGAATATTCGCAGGCCGCGGCAGATGATATTGCTTTGACACAGGCATGGAGCACGACTACACTTACTCTCACCAGTTTGGAAGATGATATAGATTGTGGTTGGGTACTTGGTTCTTCGGAATCAGCAACGGCTAGCTTTGCAGGGCAGTTGAGATTTATTTCAGCTTCTGCGAGTGGTAATTGTACAGTACAGGCCCCAACTACAGCAGGTGGAACAAGTGATATGATTGTTAAGATATTGCCCGCAAACCACAGACTTACGGCTCTAAACGCAAGTGCGTCTGGACTTTTGAGTGCAGCGGCGGCAGGAGCATGTGTAAGTTTGCATATTATGGAGAATTTTATTAAGGCAGATGGTTTGTCCATAGCCCCAATGAGAAGATACAACCACGATGCACTTGACTTGACAAACGCAAAGGCATATGCGGCAGTAGCAATGTTGGACCATGTTTATAACATGGGCGACTAATTAGGAGGGAATTATGCATTTAAGTGAAAATTGGCCAGATCTATTAGAGTCTGGGTTATTTAGGATTTTGGATAAGCAGTACCGTAGATTTTCAGAGAAAGATTCTATGCTTTCAGTGTTGTACAACATGAAGAAGTCTGGAAAAAGTTCCGAGAAAGACAGTTCGGCTGGCGCTTTGGGCAATTTTGATGAATTTACCGGGACAGTGAGTTATGAGGATACGGCTCAAGGATATGACCGTACCTATACATTTACTGAAAAGGTTAAGGGTATGAAAATTGAACGGAAACTTAAAGATGATGACGAGTATTCTATCATCAATAGGAGACCGAAACAGCTTGCTTATGCGGCTACTCGCACAAGGGAAACTGATGGAGCGGCAACTTTTAACAACGCTTTTACAGCAGAACCTTCTGCGGCTTTAGGTGGCCCGCTTGATTCAAGTGGAAGCCCTACCGAGCTTTGTGCTTCCGACCAGTGTAATTCTGGGAATAGTGCAATACAGTCGAATGAGGGTACGTCTGCCATGTCAGCTACTTCAGTTGAGGCTACAAGACGGCTTATGGCTGCTTTTACTGGAGACAAGGGAGAAGTTATCAACGTAAATATGGACACCATAATTGCGCCTCTTGCTTTGGAAGAAACTGCATGGGAGATAATCAATTCAAAGGGTAAAATTGATACGGCTGACAATAACAGAAATTTCCATTTTGGCAAGTACAAACTTGTTGTATGGAAAAACTTCTTAACAGACGCTAACAACTGGTTTGGTGTTGATTATGAATTGATGAAAGATTTCCTACTTTTCTGGGACAGAATAGCATTGGAGTTCTTTCAGGATTCAGATTCCGATACTCTTGTAGCTAAATACATAGCGTATATGCGTTATGGTATTGGTTGGAGTGATTGGAGATGGATTTATGGTCAGAAAGTTACATAAACTGGTATTAACCGGTTTTGGAAACATCGAGTGAGGGTGGGGGTATAACCCCTGCCCTCTCCGAGAATGGAGGATTAATGGATAGTTATTTAACGCCGAGTGATATTGCAAGCAGGCAGAAAACCATAGCTGGTTTGCGTAGTGTATTGCAAAATTCAACTCGTTCAATCTATAAGTCGGAAAGAAACATAGACAAAGATGCTGTCATGGCAAAAATCCGAGAAAATGAGAAAATCCTTAAAGAAAGAACAGCCCCTACGGTTACTGGCATGGAGAAAGACAGGCTAGTCCGCAGAGCGGAGGAACTTGAAAAGAAGATAAAGGAAGGTATGCTCACTAAAGATGAGTATATGGGCAAGAGAAAGAAAAATGATAATGGGCATATGTATCAGGAAGCTCAAGAGGATATGGTTACAAAGCAAATGAAGTGGCAGACAGAGACAAAGGCGTTAGTAAGTGAATGGCAGAAAATACAACGCACTATAAATCCTGATAACCCATATTCCTCTAATGTTGAAAGGTTGCGCCCTAATAAAAGGAGAAGATGATGAAAAATTTAATTATGGTATTTATTTTAACAGGAGTGTTGGCAGTTAGTGCTTATTCTGCACCTACTACGAAATTAGGTCCAATTCAGTCTGGGACAAGAGCACAGGGAAATACGGCTAATGTTGCTACTGGTAATGGTGATATATATGCCGCAGACGCCATTGAATGTGATGGTGATTTAGATGTTGGAGGTTCGGTTACTAGCGCTGGTAATATTGACGTGAATGGTTCACTTTTGTTGAGTGTTACATCTGTTGTTGTGTATGGGACTGCTACCTTAACTACTGCACAGTCTGGGTATATAGTGGTAACTTCTTCAAAGGCCACTAGAATTGATTTACCTACAACTGTATCAAATGAAGGTTTGATATACGCTATAGTTAGGGCAAGCTCTACCGTTTTAGGAGCTGGCGTTACAACTATTACTATTAATCCGTATGGTACTGAAAAAATAGATGGAACTTCAACGTCAAATACTAATCTCGATGCGTGGTTTGATTCTTTGACGATATTGTGCGATGGAACATCAGACTGGTATATTATAGGAACAAGTAACGTTGAATAATTAAAATAGGAGGTTTTTATTATGAGAAAAGTAATATTGTTATGTTTGTTATTTCTATTGACGAGTCTTGCTTATGCAGGTATGGGCAGGTGGACGCCCAAAAGTGTCACGCTATCTTCAATTACGGCAACGTCTATATTAAGCTCTAATTCCAGTAGAAAGGGGTTTGAAATTAAGAATATGACTGGTAGTACCTATGAGGTTCACCTTGCTACTTATGCGGCGACGTCATCAACTAATCTTTTTACGTTGAATAAAAAAGATTATTACGGTAGTATAAAAAAAGATAATGGCAAATATTGCTATATAGGTGCAATTTATGGATTAGGTTCGGCTGGTATTTCGACTTCATCAGTAGTATATATTGAAAAAGAATAAGGAGGCAGTATGAAAAAGATACTATGCCTGTTCTTATTTGCGGTAGCTTTATCTGCATCCAATCGTGGTGAATTACGGGACTTTGCAAGACAGAGAAACGGAGACAATGGGCCTACCAGTAGCGAGTATTATCTTACTGATGCAGAGATGAATAACAACATCAATGTGGTAGAGAACTATATTGTCAGAAATACACGGTGTTTAGAGGGTAGATATTCAACGGCTACATACGCAAGCCAAAGAGAGTATACTCTACCGCCTAAATGTATGTCAATCACAAAGGTTGATTACCAGATAATAGCTTCATCAAATGTAGATTCAGGGGAATTTGAAAGGCTTGTCCCTTATACTATAAGTGCCTTAGATGGCAAGGTATCTCACATTTGGGAAACTACGGCAGAGGGTGAGCCTACTAAATACTACAAGAGGTCTAATAAGATAGGATTGTACCCTACTCCTGACGCAGTATATAGCTCAACCCATTCTGTACTAAGGGTATCATACATAAAAGTGCCTGATATAATGACGTTGGACGCAGATATCCCGTTTGACGGCTATACTCATTTATATCCCTACCACTATTTAATAGTAGAGGGGGTTGTGGCGATATGTAATAACCAACCGGTTGAGGCAATCTTTCCTATTGTAGATAAAATGAGAATGGAATTAGCGTTACAGGCTGATATATATACTGGCGAGAAATGGAGAAGGGGCAAATAATGAAATGGAAATACGCAATAGTTATTCTTCTGGCTGGATTGCTATATGGACAGGAAGATAGACAGTTATATAAATACCCACAAAATGGTAGGCTTGACTCCTCTGGTGGATTAAACACTAAGATATCTGAAAACTTATTGCCTGATAACCAATGTACATATTGTGAGAATATCTGGTTTGATGAAACCCTTGGTATTAAGACCCGTGACGG